AAGATTAGCTTGAGGCAAATCAACACCATAACCACCTGCGTCGGAACTAACCAGTACGCGAACATCAGCTGTCGTCTGAAATCTGACTTTGGCTTCTTCTTTTTGCTTAGCATTCATCTCTCCTGTATATCCTACAGCGGCATACCCTGCAGCTGTCAAGTCCTTTACTAAATCATTTACTGAAATTAGATAAGATGAGAATACTACAGCTTTGTACGTTGGGTCAATATCCAGGTGGTCTTTTAAATAACTAATTGCTGCTTCTTTTTTAGGCGATTTTGTTATGTCAAAAACCATCTCTCCTAATCCAAAAGTATAAGCACTTCCTTTACCCAGCTCTTTTGCGTAAAGTTCGGCACTGTGCTTTAGAACCGCAGAACCAGAGCACAGCATTCTGAGTGCGGATATTCGAGACATTACTTCGCCTCTGAGTTGATTAGCTGGGTCATCTGGGTTGTACTCTTGGCCGTAGTGAGCTGCTAGGCTAAACCCACTACCGAAAGTTTCTCGAGCCTCAATTAGTAGCTCGTATAAATCTCGTGAGATGTGGTTATAAACTTTTTGTCCTTTAGAATCTAGAGATATTATTAGCGGCTCTCTATACACAGCTTCTGGAAGATAGGGTTTGACGTCCTCATCCTTTTGAGACTTTCTAACGGTGTATTCCATAAGTAGGTTATGGAGTGTAGGAAGATTTCGGTATCGTTGTACACCACCAAAATGGTTTCTTACAATAAATGTTTTGTCAAAGATGTCAAATCGACCAAGTACCTTTGGGTCAACGAATTGCATAATAGAAAACACTTCTTCTGGTCTACCGTTTTCAATTGGAGTGCCAGTGAGTGCAAATCTTACAGGTATGTTTTTTGCGAGCTCCTTTACTTTCTTAGCTCGCTTGGCTCTAAAGCCTTTGATGGCTGTAGCCTCGTCACAAATAATTGCATCAAACTGATGCAGCTTTATGATGTCCCAGTCGTTAACTACTTGCTCATAGTTCATGATTACGTATTGATGGTCAAACAACTCCCCGTACTGTTCTGTTCGTTGTTTAGGAGTTCCATCAATAACTAGCGCAGACGAGTCGCTGAATTTTTCAATTTCTTTTTTCCACTGGTATTTCAGTGATGCAAGGCACAGAACTATTACAGTTCTAGTCATCTTGCCTTTGCCTCGAAGTTCTTCGATGGCAGCAATGGTCATTGGGGTTTTTCCTAAACCCATCTCATAAGCAACTAGTATTTGCTTAGATTCGACCATCTTATTTACGGCTTCAACCTGATACGGTTTGAGCGTTCCCTTGAACATAGGCTTGTTCTCCAAGTAATGACGATTTAGCGTTGGCAATACCCCACGCAAGCTCTTCGTTCGTCAAGTCGCCTGGGTCTTTTGCACTACTACTACCATAATTGAAAAAGAACAAATTTAAACCGTATTTGCGACCCCATTTTAGGAGCTCGCGAGAAGCCTTTTCACCAGCTTTGTCGTTGTCAAAAGCAGCGACAATCTTGCTTGAATACCTAAGAAGCTTAACTTGGTCCTCAGATACTGAAGAGCCACAAACTGCTACAGCACCAGAAATGCCAGCAGACTCAAGCCGAACGCAATCAAGAGGAGACTCAACCACAATTGTTGTTTGTTCATTTTGGTTCTCGATTCCAAATAGAGTTTTAGACCTAGCAAGTCCTGCTGGGCGATTCATAAATGTACGGTCTATTGTACCTTTTTCTTGCCATCCCAGAAGCTTTTTGAAGTGAGGTTCACGTAAAGGAAGAATCCAAGTCTTCTTTTTAGCGTCCCACATCACACCATACTTAGAAGCAGAGTCTGCGGTTATGTTACGAGACTCCATCGCATCGGCTGGTGGCTCAACAAAAACAGCAAGACGTGCCTCTGACATATCTAAAGGTTTGGCTAAAGGAGCAACATAAGCAGGAAGATTACGCAAACGCTCCTGCAGGTCCTCGATGCTGACTTCATCAACGGTAGCCAACCAAGCTTCTGCAGCACGGTAATCGTAACCAATCTCAGTACCAAAAGCATTTGTATAGAAACCTTTTACGGAACAAACTAACTGAAGTAGGTTACCCTTGAAACCACAAGAAAAACAAAGGTGCATACCAGTCTCAAGGTTTATCCACCAAGATGGTGAGTTATCTTCACGACCAGTACGGTCCTTGTGGCCTGGGCATAAAGCTAGTGCCTCGTTGCCGTGGTCTTCAAATGGAATACCTAATGCATCAAGTATAACAACCACGTCATGCATTACTTTATTCCCCAAGGAGTACAGAATTTACAAGTTGCTTGCTCAGTCTCGTCGTGGAAACAACCAGTGTCCCAGTTCCAGGTAATACTTGTCTCTGATGGAGGACAGTTACGTGCCTGCACAACTTTCAGCAAACGAACGCTATCGTCAGCTTCAACAGGCTCCAAACCTAGGATTACATCTGAGTCTTGGAAGAATGAAGAAGAGTAACCAATAGAGTCCGCAGACACCTTGCCACCTTTCATTTTCCATAACAATGTTTGTGTTGTAATAACAATAGGAATGTTAAGACGCTGTGCTACACGCTTCAAGCCACGAGTGATGTTTGTCAAAGCCTGCGGAGTATTAGCGTCACCAGTGATTTGGTCAAGCATCAAGTACACACCATCAACAAATAGAATGTCAGGATTCAACTGTTCGGCTTTGGCCATCAATGAATCAATAGTCAAACCGTTCACGGCGTCAACCAAGTGGAACGGATGAGCCTGCTTCATGTAATCAAGCATGTCTAGATAGCGGTCCTCTTCAGTGGTCTGAAGTTTTCCGCGGCGTAAGCGGGCGTTGCTGACGTGTGCACGCATTGAGTCGTGACGCTGAGACTGCTCATGGTTGTTCATTTCAAAAGACTGGAACATAGGAACGAGTCCAGCTTTGTGAACGTTGACAGCCATCTGAAGAGCAATCTGAGACTTACCCGTCTTTGGTGGAGCAATTACAGTAATAAGCTGTCCGCCCTGCAAGCCTGCGGTTGCCTCGTCTATCTTTTGGAATCCTGTTGGGACTCCAAGTAGTACAGAGTTTTGTACGTTCTCGTATTGTTCCCAACGCTTGTCTGGGTCACGAGTCAAGTCAATGTGGGTTGTTCCAATAACTCCTTGGTCATTGACCAGCGAGATTGTCTTACCCATCTCCATCAAAGCTGCGTCATGGTCGTTAGTAGTCATCTTTTCCATGACTTCTTGTAGACCATTGCGAGTCAGCATATTGCGACGGAACGCCACCATGGTATCGATTAGATAATCAATGGTGTCTTCTACTTTAATAATTTGAAAGTTAGGGAAGTTATCTTTGACAGTTACCGCAGTAGGTACTTCACGGTAGTTGGCGTAGTGCTCACGCACAAACTTCCAGACGCGACGTAGGTCGTCGTCAATAATCCAGTCATCCTTGATGCCACGCTCAAGTACTGGGATGATGTGGCGTTCAGCAATTACTTTACTTACTAACCTGTGTTCGTTATCGTATGCCATTTTTTTTCCCTTATAAGTTGTCTAGTTCAATACCCCAAGAACCGTATCGTGCGACACGACTCCGTAAATCTACCACACCTTTTAGATTATTGCGATAAGGAAGGTCTCCAATGAAATCTTCGATATCTAAATAAACTTCAGCGTAGTTAAATGGATTACCTCCACGTCTTTCTAACTTATCTATTAAAGCATCAAGTGAGTCCTGTGTCCAGTGCTCGCTTTCAAATGCTGCAAGTTCAACAGAAAGGCCATATCTTGAGGAGATTAACCAAAGTTGAGAAAGAGCTAGGTTGTTTAGTTTTCCGTACTTACGTCGTACTTGCTTGCCTCCAAACAACTTGCGCTCCTCCTCAACTTCTGATTCGCAGACTACGTCCACGTTTACAATAATACGTGGCGGTGTTTCATTAGAAATGTCGCCACCGCGCATTACAATACCTCTATTTTTCCATACCTAATTACAAAGTACCTAAAAGATTCTTCATTATTCAGCGCTTCAAATGCAACTTCATCATCTACCGTGTCAGGAATCTGCACTCCGTAGTGACCATTGTTGTCTTCAATTTTGTTAAGTACAAAGTTTGAGTGTTTGCACTTTTAAAACTTACTGTAACTTGGGCAAGTACACCTAACATTAAATGCGTTATCTGCGTCTACACTAACTTCAGAGACACCTTCTTCTCCGAGGAACATTTGTACTGTCCTCCAGTTGACATCTTGTTCTGACATTGTTTTCCTATCCTTCACGACGCAAATCCTTACCGTTTATTTGTACACGGTGGAAGGCTTCAAAAGCAAATGAACCCATGGCTTCGCCATATTGCTTTGCCCAATCTTCACGTTTGCGGTTTGTAGTAACAATTGTAGGCAAAGCTTTGTCATAGCGCGACCTTAAAACCTCATCAAATGAAGTGTCATCATACTTTGAACCATATTCTTTTCCAAGGTCGTCCAATATGAGTACACGAACATTTAAGGCGTCGTCTGTACTGCGTCCATGCAACCCCTCCATCTCTAGAGTCATCAAAGACTTTGTTCCTGAATCTGCATCGAACATTGCTTTTTTCTTTGAAAGAAACTCAGGAAAAGTTAGGTAATAAATTGGACGAGTAAGCTGCCCTAAATCTGCAGCTTTTAATCCTAGGATTTTTGCAATCTCGGCTTCATCATCTGGAAGGTTGCGAACAAACTCCATTGCAGCTGTTACTGCGTGAGTTGTCTTTCCCAATCCTGGACCACCGTCAAACAGTAGTCCAACCCCAGTGACTCCTAGGCCACCGATTGATTTGATGACGTTTCCTGCTAGTGCATCGTCCACCCAAGAAGTAATTCCTTCTGGAAACTCGCCTTTATCACGAATGATATCAGCTGGCTCAAGTCCCATAAACCTTTGTGGGATGTTTGAGTTGCGGTATAGCCAAGCGCGTTTAAGCGGGGATAGTTCTCCGATATTGTATGACATTATTTTCCTTTCACGTTTAACTCGTAGCGGTCACGTGCTTTACGGCCAGGGAGAGAGTTATCAAACGCCTTGCCGTCAGTTGCGTAAACGTACGGTTTAGACTCTGAGCTTACTTCAACCTGTTCGTCAGAGTCAATAGGAGGTAGGCCAAGATTTTCTAGAGCTTTTCCTAGATGCGTTGTAAACATCCTCAAAAAACGACCAACGATGTAGCGAGGTTCTTTTTTGGCTTCAAGAAGAAAACGGTCATCAGCAAAAAACATGTCCATAATTTCAAGTTCAATCTGGACGGTGATGCCGTGGTCTTTCCTCCACTTTGATAGTGCTCCACGGACAGATGCGGTGTTTACAAGTCCTGGGATACCGCGGACCCTGGCGTACACCCTAGATGAAAATTCCGAGGCAACATCTGCCGCAGTCCACTCATCCTGAGGCCGTAGATAGCGTGTTTTCGGGTCACGCTTGCTTACTTTGGTTCCTTCACGAGCAATTGCAATTTCATTTTCAAATAGACCAACACCTGCGATGCCGTCGTCTTCATCTGGATTCCACTTCTTGCCCACAATAATTTCCTTTTTCATTTCGCTCCTCGGGGCGCTAGCCCCCAATAAATACGAAGTATTTATTGCTTTAGTAGTTAACTTATCAGTTGTATCAGTAAGTATATTGTTATCAGCTGTTGATGCCAACCCTACTTGCAAAAGCTGATACTCATTTTTATAGAGCCTGCCCAAATTGCGTTTTGTACGGTGGGTATCAATTACTCCTTGCTCCTCTAAACTACGAATAGCTAACCGCAAGGTTTCACGACTATAACCAGTTACTTCCCCAAGGTCAACCATGGTTGCCTTGACTAAGCCTGTGTTGCTAGATAGTGACCTAAGAGCTAGGTATGTGCGTAATTCAGCGGGAGCAAAGGACAGAAGAAATTTCTCGTCCACATTGCCTCCTAATAACGACGATTACTTGTACTTTGAATAGTAACAGGACGGTTCAGCAAAAGTAAAGAGGCAAGTGAGAAAAATGCCGCTGCTGGTCCAGAAACTATTAGGGTAAACCCTACCAAACCAAGTAGCCAACATGCAAGATAGCTCAAAGGTAATGTAAGAATTAGCTTAACAATCCGAGGATTTAAAACGCTTTCACCAAGCGATGCGATTAGTTCGGTTAAATATCCGACCGCCATACCAGAAATAATTACAGTAATTAATATGTCCATGTAGTTATTCTACGTGGTAATTCCAGACTTTTCTAGTGCAAGTAAGGTATTGACAAAATATCCAGTATTAATAGGTATAAAGTCTTTTATTTCAGAGTTTAAACGACTAATTTTAGGCGTTCTGTTTGGATAAATATAGGAAATGGAAGCGTTTGCGGTACCTGACCAACCAGCTCCCAAGCTAGTAAGTGACCCATCAAAATAGTCTGTAGGAACAGCCCCCTGCTCAATTTGAGCACAATCAAAATCAATTGTTGCTGCAGTTGCTGTGCCCCCATAAATTTTTACAAAAAGGTTTGTGTTGGCTTTTGTAAACTTAGAAGTTAGATACAAAGATACGTCATACCTTGTCCAGTCAGTTCCTACAGATATGGCCTCTTTGCTTTCCAAAGTTCCAGGACCACCAGAGGTTGTATCCGTTGCATAAAAATTTATTGTTAAAGTTCTAGTAGCACTTGACTTAATATATATAGAGAAAGTATACGCCTGAGAAACATCAAACAACCCTGTAGTAGAAGAAAAAGCTAAATATGGAGAGCTAACCGTAGACGCAGCAGTAGTCACCAATCTAAGCATAGTACTGCCAGAAGGAGCTAAAGTAAGAGTAGTGCTTGGGGTAGTTTGAGTAGCGTTATTCACAGTCCAAGCTGTACCACCGAGAACCTCAAAATTAGGATTTTTAACATAGTTATACTTTGTAGGACTTAATGATATGTACGCTGCTCTTGGCTCGCTGTAC